GGCTTGCTCGGCCTCCTGCCGCGCCTTCATCTGATCCATGGTCGCCTTGTCACGCGTCCAGTCGGCGGGGACTCCGATGCCGTCGAGAACATCGCGTAGAGATTTGGCGGCGTCGATCATGGGGAGGACAGATGGATCTATCTCGGCAGCCTGGGCTAGCGCTTCCTTGGCCTCCACGAACTTATGCCCCTTCCTGCGATCAGCGGACTCATGCAATGGCGACTCGAACTTGAACTGGATGTCCCTGCCCCTGAGCTGTTGTGGGATGTCGTCGACGTTGCCGAACAATCCATTCCTCATCAAAACGGAAAAGGTCTCCTCGCAGAGTCTCCCATTAAATTCCGATTCAAGGGGCTCGAATATGGGCATGGCGCGCCGAGTCCATTCAGAAATACGCTGCGCCGTCTCGAACGCAGTCATGTTCCGCACGTCGGCTGGGGGCAACGACAGGCTGTCGAGGTAGAACGCACGGCTGATCTGCTCTCGCACCTGGGCAGTAAGTTCGAGCGCCACTCCCAGCCCCTGCCCAGCCTTGGAATCGTAGACCGGGGTCAATGCACGGCCGAGACGCTCATCGTATTCGGCGTCAGTCCAGGTCACGCCGCCCGACCACAGGGCAATGTCGGAACGGATCGCCTCCTGCGTGGCCAACATAGGCGGGTCTGCAAATTTTTCACCAGCCTCAAGCATGGTGAGCGTCATGGCCTGCATCAGCCGTGCGTCAGGCAGCGCCGCTGTCACGGCAGGCGAGGATGCATAGGGAGATCCCGGCACGGTCACCCAGCGCGGAATGATGTATATGTTGGACCACGATCCCCGGTCCTCCATCACATGGTCATGCTCGTGATCCACCCAAAGCGAGATCCACGGGGTTCTGTACTTCTTGTTCCCCAGGCCACGGTTGCCGTACGCCTCCGTGGAAATCATCACATGCATGACGTCGATGTGTTTGTGTGGATCCTTCTCCGCTTGATCCTTTACGCGCGGCGATACCTTGTCGCCGAAAACATCCTGCAGCATCGACACGGTCGGTCGCCACTTGCGGAAGACGCGATCTATATTGCCACTCGCGTTCTCCGACCACGCAACGTCACGAAGATGCCAGCAACGGTAGAGAAGGGAGGCCTCCCCCTTCTCGAATTCGAGGCTCAATGGCGCTTGGCCAAAGGCCGCGAAGTGGTGATCCCCCTCCTTGGCCGCGCGGACGAACCCGGAGGATCGATCATACATTGCACGCCGCATTTGGCCCGTCGCCCATTCCAGCCATGCTTTGGACTGCCGGTCTTCCTGATCCGGTCGATCCGTTCGCATGGAGAACCAGACGCCGGGCGCGGTGTTGTCCAAGGTGCTTGGGCGCAGAAGGGACGAGAACGAGTCTCCGAGCGTGCGCCGGGCGATGATCGGATACGACGTGGTCAGGTGATCAGTGAAGTCTTGTCCACGGTCGCGCTGGACTGTGAAGTTGGCCACCTCGGGATAAAACTGCAGCGCGACTTCCTGCCAGAATGAATCCAGCGCCTGCCGGTTCGAGAAAAGCTTGCTGCCCTCTTCCCAGAGGTCCTTGACTCTCTTCTCCATGGCTCAATCAACCTATACTGTCTGCCGGAAAGCATCTGACAAGATGCTACTCGCGTATTGCCGGCTGCCGCCCATCCTCCTCCTGAGCATCAGTTGCTCAGCGACCGCCTTACGCCGGGGATCGCCTGGATCAGGCATCTCTGGCGGGGTCGGAGGTTCCGGTATTTCGACAACCTGCTGGGGTGGTGTTGGCATCGATGGACTTGAAAATAAACCTGCCACGTTAAGGGCTCCTTCTCTTGCGGCTGTCATACGCTCGGAGAACCTTGGGACGCTGACCTTGGGCGAGAGCGGAACGCCACATCTTGCCATGGGTGGCGTTGGTAGGCCCCGCAGCCCAGGACATGACCACTGCATCCCCACGGTCGGGAGAATGTCCCAGGCGTCCAACGATGTCGTCCTTGCTTTCGATTTTAATCCCCCGGGGCGTGACCGTAAACCTAGGCGCGGTCAGATCGGCCACGAGAATGCTATCAGGCGGCAAGGCAACCGGAGAGCCCCCCTCCTGGTCCGGGTCGAGGGCCTCGCGGAATCTCCACCATGCCTCGGCCCGTTTGTTAAAAAATTGCAGTGAGCGATCGGCTGTCCGGCTGTTCACAGAAACGGACCCGTTGAATTTCTCGGCTACGATGCTGTTGTCGGACAAGTGCTCGATCGCGCCGCCACCGTAGCCCCCTCCGACATCAATGATGACGGTCGCACGGTTGCGCCGATTTTTGATGACGAGCGCGGCGACGTCTGACCCGTACGGGGTCTCCCTGCCAGAAACGGCCACCAATTCATCAAACCATGCGTCATATCGCCGCGCCAGAACCGTCTCGTTATCCCCGCCTTGGGCGACGTCAACGCCGATGGCGCACATGGGGGAGTGAGCGGGATGCTTCGATGTCCACCTGCTCTGGGCAGCGATAACCCAGTTGCTCGGGATGCATTGGAATTCGTCGTCCTTGTGGCTGATCATCCAGTTGCCGTCGCGTATGGCGGACCGCAGCGGCTCTGGCAAGGCGTCCAGGCGAGACTTGTACCCTGTCTTCTTGAGGAACGGATTGTCTTCTAAGGATGCGGGGATGAAGGTCCTGGAGAGGGGGGTGACCGGCTCGCCATCTATCTCCAGATCTTCTGGTCCATCGACCCAGGCCAGATCCCCATTGGCGTCGATCACGTACCAGCGCAGCTCGCCGGGCTTGGCTGGATTCGGGTGGCGTGGGTCGAGCCATGGAGAAAACCAAGAGCGCAGCCATTGCCCGGTGGCTGGCTCTTCGGGCGGATTGGTCGCGAACACGACGCGGCAGCGCTGGTCTGGGTCGATTGATCTCACCCATCCCATCAGGAACTGAACCTGGGATTCCAGGAACTGAGACGTCTCATCGATGCCCAGGAGGTCATGGGGGCGGCCCCTCCAATGCTGCTCATCTCCGGGGTTCTTCGCACCACCAAAATCGATCCGCCGGTTATCATCGGTGCTCAAGACCGCAGGAGGCGACCCGTTGAACCCAAGGCGCGACCCATGTGAGAGGAGGATGTCGTCGATGAGGGATCCCAGGTCCGCATAGTTGCGCCTCATGAGCAGGGAATTCTGGTGCTCACACAGGGCCAGGCCCGTCAAGAGCCCACTCTTCCCTCCCCCGGCCTCCCCTCCGTATAGAAGTTCGTCGGCCAGCGAATAATACGCATCGGCCTGGGGCCCGGATGTCGGGAACCACTTGGTCTTCTCGTGCCCCACCATGGTCTCGGAAATGATGGCCCGCCGCTGATCAGGCTCAGCGCGATTGAGCTTGGCGGCGATCTCTGCGAAGGCTTCCGTCATGTTTTCGTCTATCTATACATGGAATGAATCGGGATCCTGCAGGCCGACAACGAACTGTTTATAATAGAATTCCGTGGCGCCCAGCTCTCCTCTAAGCTGGTTGATGTGCGCGATCGCATTGCCAAGATGGCCGTTCAGCCCAACTAGCCTAGCCTCAGCCGCCGTCAGCTCTTCTTCCGGGACCCCCCTCGCCTTCAGCGAGATGCACAGGCCCTCCTGGCGATAGACCTCCATTTTCAGCGTCTCCAGCTTCGGATCCACGTCCGCGATCATCTCACCGATCCACTTGCGCTTTTTCTCCAGCGTGAGCGCGAGCTGTGTCTCATACCGATCCGGGTAGGGGGCTGGGTCCCTGAGAAGGCCGCAGCCGCTGGGGAGGTGAATGTTGATGCCCATGAACCTCGCCATATCGATGAGGTGGGCGCAGCCGACGAACTGGCTGATGTACTCCTCTCCCGATTCAAGATCGATGCCCCAAAAGCCGATGTCGCTCGGCTCCTCTTCGATCGCCAGGGGTATCAACCAAGCGATCGATGACGAGAACCACATGCGGCGCTGATATTTTTCGAGAATGTCCTCCTTGGGATATATTCGGTTGGATTTCCAGTCGCCCTTGATCGAGGCCAGCAGGGATTGCTCGGTGTTGCCGCCTCCGTTGCCGGCGACCTTGATTTCCTCCATGGCCTTGGCTGCATCTGCGGAATTCTTTTCGACCCATTCGGCGATGTAGGCCGGGATCTCCGGCTCGATCCCCGCGTGCTTCCTTGCCCAGGTGCGGATTGCCTCGGGCATGGGCCGCAATGTCCATACCTCCTGCGGAGATTCCACGAGAGAGAGATCGTTGAGATATCCATTGAAGTCCGCAGGCCACGTCCCGTGCATCTCGAAGAGCCTGTCCCAGGCTAGCGTGTCTTTGCCGCCCGGACCGATCGTCCACTTTTCCCAGTCTGGTTCCTCGACTGGCCCACTCATTCGACTCGGCGTCGTTCCGAAGATCGCAATCTTTTTCTTTCGCTCGGACTTCTTGCGCGCCATTAAACCCCCAACTGCTAACAATTCTGGCCCCAGGTCGACAGGACCCGGGGGAGAAGGCCCAGGCTAAAGAACCCACCCCCCGTTATCCAGAGAACCCACCACCCCCGTTATCCGGCCTTTGCTGGCTCCATTATCCTATCGCGAGGTTTGTCGTGGACCCAATGATCGCCCAGCGGGTGGCTGATATCCCGCGCAAGACGACGACAGTGTCTGCGATCCCACCGCCACCGACTACATCAGAAACGAACAAGGTCGAGCCGTTCGCTGTAACGAGTGTCGACGCGAACACGACCGCCGTAGACGTTCCGCCGAGCGAGAACTCGGTGGCGCTCGTGTCGAAGTGGATTTCCTTCGTCACGCCAGCAACCGGCGCCGCGATCTCAAACCCCGTGATTGCCGTTGCGGAGGCCGATGACAGCAATTGGAACCCGTAGTTGGTCAGGGTTGAAGCCACCGAGCTGGCTACGTTGCTCTGATGGCTCACGCCGAGCTGAGAGAACAGCAGCGCCGTTGAGTTCTGTGCAACATCCGCCGTCGACTTCATAACGGCGGCGTAGCCTTCGCTGTCCAGGATCGCGCCCGTGGACGTCAGCATCAGACGCCTGCCATGGATCGAGGTCAGACGATGTAGTGGATAAGTCATTATCCTGCTCCTTGCAGTTGCTTGTTGCTACGACAGGTCAACGACTCGGTCCGAACGCAAAGTGCGCCTCGTGGCGGGCGCTATTTTCGAGATAAGCCTGACTGCCTACCTTGGTCTCTCCAGGTCTTGGGGCGACGTGGGCAACGATCTCATTGAGATAGCCCATCCTTACCCCGGCAGAATGCATGCGCTGCTGCAGGTCTACGTCATTAACACGATCGCGTGTCTTCCGCCAGCAATGTCGATTGAAGCGAAAGAACCTAAGATAGCTGAGATATAGCCACGTTTGTGTCCCGCCGACGAGGGTGCTTCCCAACAAATACGGGGTGACTGCAGTCTTTTCCCCTCCCTTGTCGAGCCCCCCAGATACGAACTCGTAATTGCCATCCAGGGCGAAGCGCATGAGCTTCTCCAGGTGATCGTCGGTCCAGACGTCGTCGTCGTCGATGCGGGCGATCCACTCGCCTCGGACATGATCAAGGGCTGCGTTTAACGGAACGACGGGCCCGGCAAGCCAGTGGTTCTCGGCAGTCGGCGGGTAGGTTTGTGAGCGAGGAACGTCGAGGATTGTCACCTTCTCAAGAAGCAACATCTGGGTTAAGCGAGATAGCGTCTCATCCGTACATCCGTGTGCCGCGATGATCAGGTGCCAATTTTCGTACGTCTGCCGCAGTACACTCGGGATGGCCCGCTCGAACAGAAGGTCGGCCCGGTTATGAGTTGGCAGCAATATGCTAATTCGCGGCCTGTCCGTGCCGGAGAGATAGCGAGGCGCCGCCAATCGTCGCCGCTCTCGTTCCAAACGATACGACTCGAAGATGTCGTACCGAAACTTCTGCCAAGCACAGATCAGTCTATTGCCTACGGCTCCCATTGCCGGGCTCGGATTACGAATAAAACCAGTTCGTGTAATCATCGACCGCCCGCCCCTTGCGCGAGACCGGGAGATTGTTCTCCGCGATGTGTGGCGTGAGCCCGTACTGCACCTGGAATAGCAGCCTCCCCTTCTTCCTCGGCGGCATGCCCAGGTGCATCCCCGTGGTGTCCTCCACGAACCGCGTGCCTGCTGGCCCGGTCAACGCGATCGATTGATCGCCGAACACCTCTGCCACCATGTCCTCGCGTTTGCGTAGCGTCCGGAAGTACCATTGATCGAAATCCCCCTTCGGCCATTTCTTGTTCATCCGGGCTCGGACCTTTGCCAACCTAGCCGTGTCGTGGGAGCCGTTAACGAAAACATGGGGGCCGTCCTCCGGGCCAACGTCGGTCAAATAGACGAACATCTTGACAAACCGAAAGTCGTCGGCGTCCCGATGGAAAAGCTGAGCATCGCTCGGCGGCAGCGCATCCGCGCACGAGTACCAAGCGTTATAA